GATTGGCAAAATCAACCTTGAGTAAATTTTGTACCCAAACAGTAACGCCCTATTGTGCGGTCAATCATCTTGTTAAGGTCAACACCCTTGTGTACAAGATAGTCTGACACAAAGTCACTCAACGTTCGCCATTCGATTGGGTTGGTTTTCTTAATCATATGTCCGGCTTCATGTAAAGCTGTGGCAAGGATTTTCTGACTTGAAATTTCTGAGCTTAAAATAATGTTGCCGTCTCTTGCAACACCGTTCACTCCGTCAGCAAGACGATCTGAGATAATAATGTTTCTGCCCGTCTTTGTCGCAAGGTTGCCGAGTGTATTAATAAGCTCCTGCGAAATGTGTGAAACATCTGTTCCGCTGTCTGCATACACGCTCACACCGCTTGTGTCGGCTCTGCCGTTGCGGTTGATTAACTCGGTCAGTCTGTTGGCATGGTGTTGAGTGTTAATGTCAACATCTCTTCTGCCGGTGCTCAATGCCTGACTTACAATCTGTTCACCGAGAATATTTTTAAGAATCGTATATTCAGAAGTTTCTCTGAGTGAATCAAGTTTAACGCCCTCTCGACCAAAGCTGTATGCGGCTGAATATGCTTTGTTATATTTATAAAGCATTTCGTCATCAGTCATTCTCTGAGCCTGCGGACTTTCTCTCCATTCTTCAAAGTTTGAAATATAGTTCCTTGCACCGTATGTATCAAATTCGTTTGCACTGTGAACAATCGTATCAAACTGACTGTCAGAGAATGTTATGCTGTCCGCATTAACCTGTTTACCGTCATTTGTGTTGAACACAAGTGTATTTTCTTCATCACTGCGATTGATTTTTGCTGAGCTTTCAAGGCTCTTTAGTGCAACCTTGACAACCTTACCCGTTGAAGTATCTGTTGCGATAATGCCGTTTGGATGCTTCTTGCCAAAAGCATATACGCCGTACATTTTGCCGATATCCTCTGTATCGGCTTTTTTTGTTGCATTGATTACAGTGCTTGCCTGTGCCTGTTCTGCGTTCTGCTGTCCGTTCTGAGCCGTGTTCTGCTGTGTAGGGCTCTGTTCGTTCTGAGCATTAACAGTCTGATTACTCTGCTCTCGTGTGTTCTGCTTTTTAACCTGAGCAATTTTGTTTACAAGTTCGGGATTTTTGCCAACCTCTCTGTTGATAAGATACATAAGGTTGCCGACATCTCCGGCACTGATTTTTCCCTCGTTATCGGTTTCAACGAGTTTCTGCATTTTGTGTGCATAGTTGTATGCTCTATCGTTTTTGTCGGTTGCAAGTCCTTGCCTAATGAGTAAATCAAGGTCAAAGTTTTCATCGGCCATAACAGCTTTACCGATTTGTGCGTTGCTCTCTTTATTTTGGGCCATATCAATTTTTGCACCTGCAAGATTAATTCCTGCGGTAGCAAGGTTAAGCACACCACCCGATATTGCACCGCCGGCAAAATCAAGTCCGACATTCTTCCAAAAGTCCCAGCTTGCGGCATTCTCCGCCTCAGCCTCACTCATTCCCTGTTCCATATAATTTTTCTTTGAAAGGTTGTATGAAGATAAATCCTTGTTTATTGCGTCATCAGTCAATCTGTTTGCAAGGTCGGTAAAAGCCTCTTCCGAGCCTTCAGTAAATGCACCTTTAAGCACATTGCCGACAGCCGCACGAAATGTGCTTTTTCCGCTTGCCTTAAATGCTGAAAGCTGTTCCAAAGATACCTTTTCAAAAAGGGTTTCTGCAATGCCTGCCGCAATACCTGTCTTGACTGCGTTGTCAATTGTACCGCCGTTGTTGATAACTTCATTCGCCGAACCGACACCGGCACTTGTGCCCATAATGCCGAGTGACAAAGCCTGTCCGCCCGGAACGGCATTAAGCGGTAACAAAGAGGCAAAGTCAGCCATACTCATTCCTGTGTTGTAAAGGAATGAACCGAAATCATTGTTAATGTTTTCTGATACTTTCGCACGCATAGCGTCAGATATAGCGGTATTGGTTGCTTCGGGGTTAATGTAGCCGTCACCGCCGTTATATTTTTTATCAAGGTCGGTTGAAATATATTTTGCGGCATCGGGAACAGCACCACCGAGCCTTGCTCCTACGCTTGCAATTGAACCGAGTATAGGATGTTCATCAGCATACTCTGTACTTATTCTTGTAGTTTCCGCTGCTTTTTCTTCATCTCTTTCTCTTTCATACCATTTATATAATGATTCGGTGTCATAACCTTCCTTTTTCAGATTCTTAAAATTCTTTTCAATCTGTGTACGCTCTTTGTCGGACAACTTGTTAATGTAGTTATAATCATCAAGAGTCACCTGATTTTTTATGCTGTCAGTATCGTGTCCTGTACTTGCAAGCATATGCTTGGTATCATCATAGTGTTGTAAAGCATAGTACTTCTGCATTACAGTTTTGAGTATAACATTCTTATCAACTATATCGTCATACTCTTTTTTCTTCTGTTCAGAGAGTTTAGCTCTATTGATGTATGTATCAATTTTATCCTGTTCATCTTCAATATTCCTGCGTCTTGCTTCTTTGTTTTCGTCTGTACCTGTTGTTCCTCTGTCATACAGATTTTCGTATTCTTTGCTCAGTTCCCGGTTGTATTTTTCAAGTTCTTCGCTTGTGGCATTGTCATACATATGCTTATTAAGCCAGTTAAGCTCACTTGTTGTTGCGTGCAATCTCGCATTAAGCCTCTGCTCAAGCGTTGAGTTTTTATATTTGTTTTCAAAACTTTCCGTAAGTTTGTTTGCTTTGTTGCCAATATCGGCAAGAACAGCTTTCTGCGAATCACTTAAATCATACTCGCCGTTTCTCTGCTTTTCTGCAATCTGTTTGTCAAGCTCATCAATTTTTGAATTGTACTCTGAATAAACTTTATACCTATCCTTTTTTCTTGTATCAATACCTGTAGAGGTTACAAGTCCGTTATCAAGTGCATACTTGTTGCGTTCATCAACTAATGCTTTTCTTTCTTCGGTCATACCTTTTAAAGATTGACTGCGCGCATATTCCTTAGCGTTATGTCGGTTTATTTCCGTCTGCTTATTAACCCTGTCGGCAAGTTCATCATATTCTTTCTGCATTTTCTCGGCGGTTTTGGTGTCACCTGTCGCAACCGCAGCATTATACATGTATGTAAGTCCTTTAACTCTATCATTCAAAGACTTGTTCGGGTTTTTAATTGCGTCCTTCAAATCCTCTGCGGAGCTGTTCGCATTATTCAAATTTCCACTAAAAAAGGATTTAATATCCGAGCCTGCACTTGAAGAAGTATTGTTACTGCTTTTTACAGAAATATCATTTGTCGCTGTTTTATTATTTGATGATGTCGAACTTGTGTCGTTTGGTAAATCGTGTTGATGCTGAAATACTTCCTGCTGAATCCATTCGTTATATGAAGCCACCTGCGTTTTTCCGTTTTCATCGGTTATATACCTCGGTGCTGATGTATGCTGAATATAATTATCCGAACGGTCAATACCGTTGTGATAAAAGTTTCCGCTGATTTTGCCTGCTTTAAAATCTCTTAAATCGTCGCCTGCGGTTCTTTTTCTTTGCTGTGCCATATATACAGTCCTCACTTTTTCTTCTTATTTATCGGTAGTTCGTTCCACTCTTTTTCCGATAAATATTTTGTTTTTCCGTTTTCGTCCGTAGTAACTCTTGAAGTTGACGTTTGAAAATAATCAGTGTTTTTACCGATACTCATTGAGTTCGGACCGCCGTAGTGGTCATCATTAAGCGTTCCGCCGTTTTTGCTCATCCTGTCAAGCGTGCTTGTCAGGTCAGCTGTGCTGACATTGAGCTTTTCTGCAATATAATCCATTTCGTCGAGCGTGATGTAGCCGTTATAATAGCCCTGTGCAAGCTGACCGACCTTGTATTCATACTTAGCATTTTTAAGGTCATATGCATCTACGAACTTATCATATGCCGCTCTGTATCTGCGGTTATCCTCTTTCTCCTGTGCAGCTTTCTGTTCTTTTGCCAACTCTGTCTGAGCCTTAACATAAGCGTCATAAGCAGATTTATTTTTATCGTATTCAATCTTCTGAGCGTTTTCTCTTTCAGCCTGTGCATTTTGTGCAAGCTGATTGGCACTTACCGTGTCATACAAATAACGCTGACTGTCTGCTGCTCTTGCTGATGAGAGATTATTTACTGCTCCATTAAGTTTGGTGGAATAAACATCATTGTTAGCACTGTCAAGGTTTGTGTCTGCCTGTCTGTCGGTTGAGTACCTGCTTGCAAGAAGATTAAGATAGTTCTTGTAGTCTCCTACCGTGTCACGATTACGGCTGTAATCCGTACCCTCAAGCGTATTGTAAAGGTTAAGCACATTTGCGTTTTTCTCCTGCTTTGCCTGATAGTCCTGTTGTGCAAGCCCCTTAAATGTGCTTTCCGCATCGCTTATATTCCCCATACGGTCATTGTAGACCTCGTCTGCGACAGTATCGGCATAGGTAGGATTGTAACCGCCTGAAAGCTGATTAGCTGTGTTACGGCTCGTATCTCGTGCCATAGCGGCATTCTGTGCAAATTCCTTGCGGTACTGCTGATATGCTTTATCCTGCGTCGGATCATATTCAAATCCTCTTCCTGTCAGATAGTTGCTTATGGCATCATCTAACTTACCGCTGTAAGTGCTTTTATAATCGGCAGCCTGTCCTGTCGCTGTTGATTCTGCACCTGCAAGAGCGGCGGCACTCTGACGAGTGTCACCGCTCACCGTCTGACTCGGCACTTCATTCATAAGGTCATTGTAAATCTTTTCTTCACTGTTCACACTCAATGTTCTCACCTCACTTTATTTTTACCTGACTGTTCAGATAATTGTAATAGGCATCCGACTGTCTGCGCTGGCTGTCAATACTTGACCTTGTGTCGGCACTCAATGTGTTGTGTTCATACTGTGCCTCGGCAAGACTTCTGATGTCTGAAAGATTACTCTGTGCCGCTGACATTTGTGTCTGCCAGTGAGCCAGTTCGTTTTGAAAGTTACTCATATCAAGGCCTTTGCTTGTGCCGTACTTATTTTCGTAGTAGTTCATAAAGTCGTAATCATCCGTTACGCTGTCCCTGTATCTCTGATATTGCGTGTTATCAAGGTTCTGCAATACACCGATTCTGTTCAGCGTATCTTCCTGCTGTTGCTGATAACTCTTGTAGGCTTCGTTTTTGAGTGTTGGTACCTTACTTGCAAGCTCGTCCATATACTCGCCGAATGCCTTTTGACCAGCCGCCTGTGAATATGTATTGCTGTAACCGCCTGTGTTGCCGGCATAACTTCCCTGCACATTCTCCTGTGTAACCTTGCCCTCACGGGTATATTTTTCTTTTGCTTGCTGATATTCCGTAGAATTTTCGGGTGTCCAGTCAAATTTATTTTTTTGATATTGATTTGCAAGCTCGTCAATTGTACCCTTGTACTTGCTCGTATATCCCTTATTGATTTTGTCGGTGTATGAGTTTGCGTAGTTGTCAGCCTGCTGACGAGCCTGTCTTGTGTCGTAGCTGTCAGCATATGTCGGAGCTGATGAGGCAACACGGTTATAGTTATTAACCGCATTGTCAACATCGCCCGTGCCGTAAACCTTGTATGTATAAGCCATTATTTTTCACTTCCTTTTTGTGACTGTCCGATTGCAGAAAGAAAATCATCTGTTATGTTGTCGCTGTCAATGTTGCTTAAAACAAAAGCTAACTGTTCGTACATATCGTTTAGATAGTTCCGCATCTCACCTATGTCATTCGTTGAGGGCGGTGGGTCAAGTTTAAATGTTGCCACGCTTATCACTTCCTCTACTGTGCTCAATGTCAATTCCGTATATTTCGACCTGTCCTGTTCCTACAAGTTTAAGGCGCAGATATTCAGCTCTGCGTAAAGCTACGGCGAATACTCTCGGCTTTTTCTCGCTGTACAGCATTTCCGATACTTTTCGCCATTCGCCGTTGTCCTTATACTGCACAAACAAGCTGACCTTTGCTCCTTTTTCGGCTTTAATGCCGATTCGAATTTTTCCGATATTTTTCACATTAAATTCGCCGTCGTAAAGGTCACCCGTTTCTGCGGACCACTCAAAGCAATCTTCCTGTTGATACTCATATTTCGTATTGTCAACAAGAAGATTGTCCGCTTTATCAGGACACATAATGTTTTCTTTTGTTTCATCAATCCAATACAGAACACCGTTGTATGTGGTGCAGTCAATCATCTTTGCGGCATCTTCCTTGTGCCACAAGCCTTTGTCGGTGTCATACACAAGAAGTTCATGTTCTCCGTCATCTCTTTCTGCGGAGATATAATACTTATTTTCATGCCGACCGCCGACTGCGTTCTTATAATTGTGTCCCCACAAAGATTCTTCGCTGATGAGTGCCGGCAAGCTACCGCTCTGATAAGCATACACACCGTTATGCCCAAGATAAAACAAGGTTGAGTTAATGTTCACAAGGCTTTTTTCGCTTCCAATCTCAACACCGGGAACATTGTATTCTGCAAGGGTAAAATTGCTCGGCTTTGTTCCATAGATTTTTAATGCGTAATTCTCCTTGAAAAATATAATGCTGTCGCCCCGTGTCGCAATCCCTGTAAACTTTCCTTCTTTACCGCATGTCATAGCCCAGCTGTCTGTACTGATTCCGTCACTGTATGCCTGCCAGTTGCGCTCATCACCTTGTTTACAACAATATATTTCGTTGTTTTCCGAAGAGCAACACCACAAACGGTTTTGCATTTCAACAATTTTCCCCTCATCAAAATCGGGAGAGATTCTTTCGACTGTGACTGTACCTGTGTACGGCACGCTTGATTCCAATTCGCACTTGATTACAAGCTCATTTTTTGAAACGTAATAAACCTTGAAAGTTTTCCCGTTAAGGTTTTCAATATAAGTTTTATCAACGTAGCTTTCGGCATCTGTGCTGACAAGAGAGTCAGTTAATCCGCTGATTTTAACAAAATCTCCAACTTCAATATGCAATCCAATGTTTTTGGCTCTTATTGTCGTATAATTAAATTTTTGAGACAACTTTTTGAATTTCAAAAGCCTATTCTTTTTATAGGTACTGTCCTTCTTTTCAATTCCGATAACAGAATAAAAGTTGTTATAACTTTCAATTACCATACCTATCTTAATATCATTTAAGCTGAATATATCAACCATGTCTTTATTACTTGTCAACTGATATTTTGTGTCGGTTAAATCGTTGTTGGTATATAAAGTTACGAACGGTCGATAATTCTTGTTCGCACTTGCGTCATAATGTGACCGTGTAATTGAACATAACAAATATGCGTGATCATATGTCAAGGCATCAAGTTGCAAATTACTCTTTGTTTCTACTCGTGTGCTCAAATCTTTGTTTTGGCAGTCAATCTTAGTCACCTTTTTGTTGCTAATATTGACCGAGAATTTCTCGGGGAATACTACAACCTTATTGCCGTATAAAACGATATGGTGCTGTTTGGCCGCATCAATCTCATCAATCTTTGTAACCTCTGCCCCGATATGCAGATTTTTGTCAAAGTCAATATAAATAAGCCCTGAGTTTGCCGATAAAAGGTTTGAAATGATTTTGATTTTGTCGTCCGAAGTAATTCGGGAGCGGTTTGCTCTCGGTGCAAGCTGTGGGTATTTATCAGAAGTCATATTTTTAAAATCTTTGAACTCTGTGTAAATACTGCTTGATGAGCTTGAAACCCTTGAAAAGCCTGTGTTCGGACTTCGGTTAAGTCCTCTGAACACACTGATACTCGTTGTGTCTCTCCTCGGTATGTTTAATTCGGGTAGCATTATTTCACCGCCTATCCAATGTGAAAGTTATATCGTTTCTTTTGCGGGTGCGTTTTAAACCAGAACACACCAAAATCCTGCCTCAGCTGATTATATACGCTCATATCAACCGAATATCTCTCGGCCTCTTCGTAATCCCTGTCAATCTGTGCCGCACAATAAACCTCATACATTCTGTCGTATGGAGCAGGGGCAAGCAGTTCAAAGTCACGGTCCGTGTCAATCAGATAGTTTCCGTATGTTCCAACTATGTAATTATCGCCTTCGCGATTACTTATTACATTGCTGATGATTTCCATTTCTACCTCATTAATATAACTTATAATGTCCTCATCGGACACATCATATCCGCTTTTAAGATTCCTCACTCTTTCAATTACCTTGTCAAGTGTCATATAATCACCTCTCTAATATCTGTGTACGCAAAAACGCAAAAAGGCGGAAGCTACCGCCCCCGCCCTTCTGCGAATTTTGTGTAAGGAGTACAATTTATTCCTTGTTATTGAATTAGATTCTGCCCTCGGCAATTGCCTGCTGAGCGATCTCGGCAGCCTTATCCTGCACGCCCTGCGCGAATTCAGCCTGCTTAATTGAGTTGTCAATAATCTCCGCAACCTTGCGTGGAATGTTCGTTTTAACACCTCTCGGAACAGTGTACTGCACACCGTTGATATTGACCTCAATATTCTTGTTTGACTTCATTGAACCTGTAGGAGCGATGTACTCAACAAGTTCTTCACTTTCCTTGTTTGCCTTTTCAATCAGCTTTGCAAGTTCCTTGTCCTGCTTGATTTTTTCCGCCTTGCGGTCGATCGGCATACTCTTCTTGATTTCCTGCAACTCGTCATACATTCCAAGAAGCTTATCAAGCTGAGATTTTTCAATTGTTACGGTATCGGCAGTAGTTTCCGCTGCCGATACTTCTGTATTTTCTGCCGTCTCTGCGGCTTTCTTTGTTGTTGCCATAGGTTATACCTCCCAATCACGCTACAGCCGGAGAAGCTGTCTGTGCTACGGTGTTAAGTGAAGAAGCTGTTTCAATTCTCACCATTCTGGTCTGACCGATAATGCCGACGCCGTGAGTTGTTTTCCAACCCTGAGTCGCTCTCTGGTCGAGTGGGTCAGATGTACCGCCTGAGCCAAAGCCCTTAACGATTGTCTGAGTGCCTTCACCCATAATCTCAACAGTAACATATGCGTCCTTACCGAACACAAGAGTTGAGTAAACATCAATCTTGCTTGCGCCCGCACCCTTAAACACCTTTGCAAAGTTCGACTGTACAAACTTGACATTACCGATTGTGCCGATTTCGCCCTTGAAGATTTTTTCCGCGTGTGCATACTTAACTACGCTGATAAAATCCTTGTTGGTGATAATGTCGTACTTAACGTTCGGGTGTACAAGAGCAACATAGTTTTCACCGATAGGCTCAGCGTTCTGACACTCGAGATAGTTCAGCGCTCTGAAAATTGTGTCAATTGTGAGCTTGCTGTTGGGCGTAATCGCCGCGCGACTTGCAACCTCTGTAACCGCACCGTCAGAGCCTACAGCCGGTGCATAGATAACGCTTGTACCGGCATTAAGAGCCTCACGGTCAATCTCTTCAATTGAGCGTCCTGCCTGTGAAGCAAGCTCCTCGCTGTCCTTGGTCATAACATCATCACGGCTACAGAAACTTGCCCAGTCGGTAATCGGTGTATATGCACCGTACTGATTGACTGCAATCTCAACGTAGTAGAAGCTCATTTTATTGCCGACAGGAGTAATGCCTTCCTGCAACGGTGTTGTAACAGTCGGGTATGGTGAAATACCTCTCTTGTTGTAGATGTTGCCCGACTGTTTCGGAATTGTGTCATGCTCACCAAACTGACCGTGAACGCATTTTGCTGTCAAGTTTTTGAGGAACACTTTGTGATAGAATGTGGCCTTTTCGGGAGTCCAATCATTTCCCGAGGTTGATGTTGTGTTGCCGTAAGCATTGTAAACATAGCCGTTTGACTTGTTCACACCGCCCGCATCAACCGTATTATCGTGAATGTTGATAATAAGCTTAATAATCTTGCTTTTCATATGTACCTTCCTTTCGGCAAGGCATTAGAGGTGTGCCTCGCCTCGTCTTACTTTCTCGTAAAAGGCATCAAATTCAGCGTCAGACATATCTTCCACGCTCTTTCTCTGCGTGGTTGTACCGCTTTTCTTGACCGCATTTTCGGTTGGTCGTCTTGCACCACTCTGAATTGACTGTGCCGCCGCACTGATTGCGGCAGAGCTTGAACGCTTTACAAGGTCTTTCTGAAGTTCATTGAAATGCGCCATTTTGTACGCAGTAGTCAAATCATAAATTTCATCATTACGACCTGTCTTTTCGTTCTGTTCATTTTTCTGCTGAGCAATAAAGTCAAGAGCTGTGCGAAATGACGGATTCTGAAATTCCTCTTCAAGGTTGAAGTTTGGAAATTCCTTCTGCGTTTCCGCTGCAATTGACCTTAAATGCGTGTCAAGCTCTCTTGCGGCTTTTTCTCTTCGGAGGGTTTCAAGCTCTTCTTCCTGTGCATTTGTTTTCTGCTGCTTGAAAAAGTCGTTGCGTGCCTCTTCTGTCGTTACTCCTGCGGCAAGAGCCTTTTCTGCGAACAAATCCTTATCCTCTGTTACGGCTTTGAGAAGACCGTCAAGGTCATCGGGCTGTACATTGTATTTGTTTGCAATAAGAGCGAAAATCTGATTGCCGGTATTTTCTTTTTTCTGCATATCTGAAATCTGCTTGTTTTTGGTTGACATTCTGTCCTTAAACAAAGACTGCGCTCTGTTCTGATACACATTTTTGAATTTACCTTTAATCAGCTTTTCAAACTCTTCTTCTAAGTTTTCTTCGTCGTCTGTGTCTGTGCTGTTGTTTTCGCCTTCTGCGTTATTATTCTGATTCTGATTGCCGTTGCCGAAAGCCTTATTGTAATCGTCGATAAGGTCGTCACCTATGCCGATTCTCTCAGCTCTCTCTCTTGTTTCGCGGCTTATGTTGTTTTCGGTGCTTGTGGCATCACCGCTCTCACCGTTTCCGCCTCCGCCGTCAGCTGCGCCTGCTGTGTCGCCGTCATGCAGATTTACGATAAGATTTATAAATTTGTCGTTCATAAGAACCTCATTTCTCGCGTCTATCCGCGGTGTCTCTCTCGTCTTTCCGAGGTGTCAGGTCTTAATGCAGTCCCACTACTGCGACCTTATATTTTAATTATATCAACCTTAATTTTTCAAAAAAAGTTAAAACTCTTGTTGATTTTAAACTTTATTTCGGGTTGCCGTCATCAAAGTTTAAATCTATTTCATCAGGATAATTCTCGGCATAAAGTTCAAATCCCGTCCATAGTGCTTTAATGCCGTGTCGGACTTCGGCATCTGAACTGACAATATAAAACTCTGATTCCGTGTGACCGTTTCCATAGATTTCATTGACTATCGTCACATTGTTTTCGTCCTGCATTTCACGCACGTATTGCAAAAATGTAGAACATAAAGCACTCACGGCAACACACACATCATGTGAGCCGTGTCCTTTGCTTTCAAAATATATCAGATTTCCGCTGTCAATCAATGTTACTTCAATCACATTGTTGCCTCGCTTTCTGGCTGTGGCGGTGTCTGCTGTGCGGTCTGTGCATTTTCGCTCGGCATAGCATTCTGCACATCTGCCGCTGTTCTGCTTGCGTTCATTGCCTCAAGCATCTGCACCTTGTTTGAAAGTTTCTGCACAGCCTGTGATAAGGTCTGATTCTGCTTGATTTTCTCAATCAGTTTTTCTTTGCCCTCAAATGTCATGCCGTCAAGCATTACGAGTGTGGCATCAGCCGCCTGCGGATTGAACGCGCCCATCTGGAACAGATTCATCATCATTTCATTTTGTGCCGCTGTTGCAAACGGGCTTGCCTTTTGCGCCTTCACGTCAATATCGAAAATCGGCAGTCGTTCAAGTATGTTGCCGTCCTCGTCGGTATAGTTTACCGTCTGACCGTCTGTGTCTGTATATGTCAACGGCTGTTTTCTGAGGTCTGTATTGTCAAACTCCTCATATGTAGTCTGATTGTTTTCACCAGTGATTCTGAAAATTCTCGGCAAGTTATAAAACTGCCTCATCAGTTCAATTTCCAACTGTGCAAGCTCCGTCATTGCTTCCTGTGCCAGCTTGTTTGAGTCACGGCTTACTTTTCCGCCTGCCTCTTGCAATGCCGCAATTGCCGAACCGCTTGTAACACCTGCCGCACTTGCTCCATTACTCGCGTCATTCGTAGCAGAAGTTTCTTTGATTTCATTAGAGAGCCTGTCGTACAAGCTCCATGCGCCCGAGGCAAGCTCTTTTGATTCAACCGGTGCAATGTTACCCTGCAACTGTCCGTTGACTTCAATTACCGTCTTGTCAAGGTCGGTCATATCGTCATTGTTCACTCCGACGCCTGTATTTGCGTACACTCTCGGCTGTGAGTTGACTTTGATGTTCACAAGCATATCGTGTTTGAGTTCATCAAGCTGATTTTGCGGTGCCCTGACTACATCCATAAATCCGAAGCCCACGGGAGTATCACGCAGGCGAAACATTGGTTCAAGTACAAACGGATACTTTCCGTGGTCATAAATAGGCTTACCCTCATTTTCGGATGAATAGAGAATATGGTCACCGACGAATTTACACAAATGCAGTTCGCCGTTTTTCTTGTAGTACCAGTCAATCAAGATGACTTTATCATTCGACTTGTTGCTGTTGTCGTAGGTTTCGTGTTCCACAAGTCCGAGAGAGGCAGTCGAAACGCTTTCAAGTTCAGGATATACCTTTCTGATTCCTTCCTCGTCATAATAGCGAGCAAAGAATACATTGGCGCTGTCCTGTATGTTTTCAATATGAGGCTCCCAAAAGAGATTGAGAATGTCAACACGGCTGATAGCAATATCACCCAGTCCGTTTTCTGCGGTCTTGTCCCACAATACTGCGTAACAACCGCAACCGCCGACAAACTTGTCAAGCTGTTCGTCTGAGTATGTTCTTATGAATCCGTTTCGTTTATGTATGCACGGAATAACGCTGTTGAGTGTTTTAGCCGCCTGTTCGTCGTCTTGTGCTCTCGGCAAACATATAATTTCGGGGTAGTTATCCATAGCGTCAGCGTGCTTGTTCATAATTACATTGAGTGCCTGTGCGCCTTTGCGGTGCGGTACAAGCACCTTTCGAGGCCTACCGTTATCGTCAGTTTTAATCTGCGGCGCAGTCGCCTCTGTGTAAAGCAGATTATATTCTCTGAAAGCCTGCTTAAATCTTTCATCATACGGCTTTTTGCTGTTCTGATATTTGCGGAAGGTCTGCATAGCCTCGTGTATTTCGTCAAGTCCAATCGGCTTGCCGCTGCTCTCGTTCTCTTTTTCTGCCTGTTCGGCTGATTTCGGCTCTTCATCAGTCTTATCGCTTGTACCGTAAACATTGCTCAACTTTGATTTGTCAGAAGTCAGAGCTGGATATGTGCTTTTAACCGGCATAATCATTCCGTTTTCATCTCGTTTAACTTTGCTCATTTTGGTTTTATCTCCTATCTGTAGTATCGTGTCTGACATATATTCAATGGGTCAAATGCCCTTGCATTACGGAGCACAACTTCTTTCGGTGTAATAATTGAAGTCATCATCCCGTAACGGCTTTCATCATAAATATGATCTTCGCCCTCGGTGTCAATATCTTCGGTGTCTATCTGCGAGTAAACAAGGTTCGGAATTGTTCTGATGAAGTTAGTGCAAGTGTTGAAACACTGAAACATCGGATAGCCTTCCTCATCAAACGCGAGCCGTGAATGAAACTGCATTTTTCCGGCAATTCTCGCATTGTCGCCCTTATTCCAGAACACACCCAACTGTGCGTGTGTTGCAGCTTGACTTTTTCCGCTGCCCTGTTCTGCAAAGATAGCCGGATCCGCCACACCGTATATCTGTCTGCCCTTAATTTGAGGGTCATTATTTTCAATTGCAAGAATTTCCTGTGCCACTTTTTCGATTGGCCAGCGTACACCTGTGTTCGGCTGATTTTTCTTGCAGCCGTACAGCTCCCTTATGCGGTAAAATCTGCCGTCTTGGTCAACGGCAGTCCACCCGACTGAAAACGGTCTTGTATATCCCCAGTCATACGAGCGTATTATTCGCCAACTTTGCGGAATTTTGAACGGCTCAATAACATGAGTCCACCGTCTGTCCTTGTAATGCTCTCGGTTATCTATCCATTCGGTAAAAACCTGTCCTTCAAAACTATCCCACGAGCCATAGAGTAAGGCATTACGCTCCGCTTCGGGCAATTGTGCCAGTCGCTTGACATAATCGGGGTCATTGTTCATTAAGGCATTGTTGTCAAAAACGCTTGCCGTAATAAAGACTTTACTGCTCCAATAATTTTTGGTCGTGCCGTCAGGCATAATTACTTTGTCGCTGAGCCATATAGTTTCGCCCGGAGTTCCGGCAGTCACAAAATACTGTTTCACCCAGCCGTGGCCTACTCCGCCGGGGTTGGCAGTTGACCGCATATACACCTTCGTCGCCTTGCAGTTACCACGATTTCGGGATTTTAAATAACTGTACTCGTCAAATGTAAACTGCGTTAATTCGTCAAAGCCGATAAAATCGTATTGCTGGCCTTGATACTTGTACTTTTCATTCGTGCGAAATAAAGAGCCGAGCTTAATTTGTGCGTCGCTTGAAAAGGTCCACACTCTCGTTGTTGCGTTGTACCTTGCGCCCCTATCTATTGACGGATAAATAGCCCTCGTTTGGTCAATAATTCGTGCAAGGTCAGGAACAGCTCTTCGCAATATTAGTCCTCTGTATTCGGGGATATTCACCTGTCGAGCCGCCTCAACTACAAGATAATCGGTCTTGCCTCCGCCTGCCGCACCGCCGTATAACATTTCATCTTCGCCACGGCTCAACGCTATTTTCTGTTTCGGCTGAGGAGTCCATATGACTTTCTTACTCAAGGCTTTCACCGTCCTGCTCGTCATCTTCGGGTGGTCGCATTACTTCCTGCATCGGGATTTCGATAATGCCGAGAGCGTTCTCTTCGTCCTGTTCCGTCGTATAATCTGCGAGTATGTCACGAACATTGAGCAGACTCTTTGAAATCTCCGCTGCTCGCTTTGTATTTACAAGTGTTTTTCGCTTTGCATAATCGTAGCTGTATTCTTCTTCCGCTGTGGCGGTTTCCTCATCTTCGCTTTTTTCGGCTTTAACCGTTACTTTCTTCTTGATGAGCTCCTCGTCCTTGTCAAGCTCATTAACAGCTCTGTTCAACTTTGTGATAAGTTTTGAGGCAACGGCCACAACTCTGTCAATCTCTCTGACGGTTTTCTTCACTTTCTCTGTGTTGATTTTCTCTGCTATTTTGTTTGCGGTTTCACTCTGATTCTGCCGCCTCAGCTCCTGCCAGCGTTCTTTCCCCGACCTTTTTCGGATTGCATACACGCTCACTCCGTGCTTTTCGGCAAGTTTTGAAGCGGACATTGTGCCGCTGATATATTCAGCTTTAATTTGCACCCAGTCAATCACTTTTTGCTCATTTAATTCTGTCTGCTGTCCTTTCAAGTCTTTTTTTTGACTCATAAACTCACCGCCTTTTTGTACATGTTTCGTGTCTTAATTTTAGCTTTTTTCTTTCACGCAAAAAAGTTAAAACTTTAATACCAAATTTGTACACTTTTTTTCGTGCCTAATATTGGTATGCAAAAACACGGTTTCACCGAAAGGCAAAACCGTGACAGAAGTAAAATTTTTGAATTGATTTAAAATTTTTGCATATTATGTTTTTAAAAGATTGATGTTTTACAAATCTTTGCTGATCGTCTGAGCAAGCGGACAGCCCCTCCAACAATAGCTCCCGCAAAAATCGTTGAAGTGATTTTCCTTGTCTTGCGGCGAATCAAAAAACAGCGTTGTACTCTTACTTTTGAGAACTGCCCCGAAACAGCAAATCTTACTTTGGCTATCGTAAGAATAGAACGGACATTTGGCTTTGTTTTCTTTCAAATTTATCTCTCCTTTGATTTTTAGTCTATTCCGCTGCATACTTCATTTTTGTGCAACCCCAAAAGACCGTACATCGCACGGTCTGAATTTACCATTATTTACCATTATTTACCATTTCCGCCTCTGCGTAATCGGCAAAAAACAAAAATACCATTTTGCACCGCCGATATCCGAGTAGTTCATTGAGTAATCGTCCTCAATGAGATAATGACCTTCGGGCGCTTCAATCATTTCTCCACGTTCGAGCGCTCTGATTTCTTTTCTTTTTGCCTTTCTTGTAACTGATTCGGGCTTTTTCAGGTTTTTCCTGCTTGTCATCATTCTTTTCTGAGCGGCATCTACATCTTCTTTGCCTGTCAGGTCTTTTGTTATGTAATTAGCTAACTTCTTAAAATTCTCGTTTTTGTACAGCGGTGTAAAATTCTGACCACTTTCATACGGCCATTGTTCAAATAACAGTTCTCGGTCCTCTTTGCTAATGATGATATGTATGTGCCAATTTTTACCGCTTTTTCCGCATTCGATAAAGCCTATGTATTTAAGTCTGCCCTTGCCCTGCTTTTTTAGTCTGTAATTGATTCGGCCAAGCCACCTACCCACCTCGGCACGAAATTCTTTTTCGCTTTCATATGTTCCGTACGGCGCTGAAAAACGGCAGAAAAAATCACCGCTTGAAAAATTTGCATTGATAAGCCTTTGAATATGCTTTACAGCTCGGAGCTTGTTAGCCTTTCTCATCTTGGCAGGACTTAAAGAATTATTTGATTTTCTGCCGCCGTAGTTTTTTCCGATTTTTCGGATTGATTGATAGTATTCGACCTCAATCATTTCTCCGCTTTTGATTTTTCTCTTATATGTGTACATACGCTTAACCTTTTATTATAGTATATTATTCTCGTTTTCCCGACTTAATTAATCATTTGAGCAAGGGGGTTAAGGAGCATTTCAGCTCCTTGTTTTATGACTAATTATTATTCTATTTTGGAATTTTAACGCTGATAGATATAACTAAGCAGTAGCCCATCTGACCATTGAGCTACTGCTTTTTTGCAAACCTTGCTACTCTGCAATTGTGTGTTCTTATTTTATTGCAATATGTTGAGCCGTTGCCTCGGCTCTTTTTGTAACAGCTAAAATCAAAAAAAGAAGTCATTGCTTTTTGATTTTAGTTTTTGAATACGAAAACTGTGAATTTTGTTTGATTTCTTGATTTTAGATTGGATTTCGCATGTAGCAAGGGAGTTGCCTTGATTATTCTTCTGCCGGATCTGACGCTCTTACTGTGTCAGCCGTCTCATCGGGCTGAGATTCAGCCTTCTTAATAGGCTCATACACCGAGAGCTTACCTGCCATAAGAGCGTTGACCTCAGCCAGTTTTATGATATTTTCGTTAAGCACTCGGTTGTACTTCATTTCTTCCTCTCTTGTACACAAGAGATTTCCCATGTTGTCCTCGAGCATCTGATTTTCTGCTCTTAATCTTCTGTTTTCTTCCCTGAGCTTTTTGCAGCCTTTTTCAGCTCTGAATAATTTAAGCTGAAGATAATCAGTCTGCATAAGCACTGTTGCAAAACACTTAAGTGAACGCTCGTGTGCGGATTCTTTTAAGTTCTCAATCTGAGATTTTAAAAATTCTTTATCTTCTCGTCTCATATGTAGTCACCTTTCATTTTTAATAAAACAGCTGCAAGGATAATCCCTGCTTCTGCTGGCACAAAACTTGTACCCTCGGCATTCCTTACAAGAGCGGCAGGTCAATGTCTCTGCCGGTGCCGGCTTGTCCTGTATTTCCGCTGCAACCGGTTTTTTGTTTTCACTCATTTTGTAAGACCTCCCTCATAGTCGTGTAATCCAAGTCTTTTAATTTTTCCTGCGGCTATCTGCGCAACAAACTGGCCATAGCTGTAACTTGTGCCGTGCTTTGCGTTGTAATCGGCACAGTAAAGACACATCCTGTCTATTCGGTCGAGTTTCTTCTTGCGACCTCGTTTCTTTTTTTCTTCACTCATTTATTTCACCTAATTTCAAATACTTTAATATTTTTTCGCTTGCCTCGTCGCAACCATAACATACAGCGACAGCGTAGCCTTGTTCATTAAGGTTTTTAAGCCATTCGGTTTGTTTTTCAGTCGGCTTATTCTTACCGTATTTTAGTTCGATGAACAGACCATGATAACCTCCACGGCTAACAGGTAAAAACAAATCCGGTACACCTGCCTTTACCCCTTGCTTTTTAAGGTTGGCCGCTTCGAGCTTATTCCTGCTCCCACCGTTCGGAATGTGGAACATCAAATCAATTTCAGGATGCTTTGCCCGGATGAAGGTCGTCCACTGAAATAACTTCCGCTGTTGGTCAGCTTCATACTGCTTCATCGGCAGATCATCCTTTCTTGCCTTTCAAAATCATATCGCTTTCACTTGCTTTTTCGGCAGTCATATCCTGTACGGCTCTTTCGGCTTGATAGCAATATGTTCTTCTGTTCCACAGTTTCGGGGCATTTTCGGGAGTGTCAAATATTGTAAACAAAGTTTTACTTCTGTCATTGCCTTTGTCATTGTCTTTCTCCTCAAGTAACAGCCGGCACATTTTAACAATTTGGTCTTTTAGCTCCATATTTCCGGTTGCAAGCATTTCTAATCTCAGCATGTGAGATTCTATGTAGGGTGTGGTTGGATCATCAATAGGATTAGGTGCATAAGCTCCTTTCTCCATAATCTTACATTGAGCACAAAATTTTTGGTTGTTTTTTTCAGGAAAGAACTTTTGGCACAATTTAATTATTGTGTCGTATAAAACTGCGTTTTCGTCTGAAATCACATTGATTTCACGGCTCAATGATACAAGCATAGAATGACGAGTAGATTGAGTAATGTACCCTGTATTATCTTCCTCTTTTTTGCCATTATTTTTTCACCTCTTAAAAATCATCTCAGACATCTGCACCTGTCTGAGATATTTGTAAAATGGTAATATTCAGAAAAGTAGGTATAGGTATAAAATGAGATATATAATCTCACAAGTGCAGTTGTGTGATTAACTTATTTAGTTTGTTTCACCGGTGGTAAAAATCGGATGTGTGCCGTCACGGAGCTGAATCTCTTCGTCACTCATCACATAGCCGAGCTTGACGAGTAGATTATAAAATCTGTTTAGCTCGGGGCTGATATTTCTTTGAATACCCTCGTCATATGTAACATTAATATATTTTGTGTTGTAAAGATCTTCAAAAAACGCATATGCCGCTGCCATTAACATTTTTCCGGTGTCTTTCATGCAATCATCAAGATTTATGCATTCGTAGTTTTCGTGTTTGAGACCACTTAGGAAATAAAAACTTCTGTCATCGTATTCTCTGCACTCCGACATCGAATACAATATGTAATTGATTAATTCCTGTTTTTTGGCATCATCGTTAAAGTTGCCTTCGAGCATAAAGCTTTCTCTGAGAGCTTTGCAACGCTGATTGATTTCTTTAGCCTGTGCTTCAAGTTCATCGAACTTTTGCCTTTTAGCATTCCTATTTTTATTTTCTGCGTCAGCATTTTCAATTTGTTCTTTTGTTTTCTGAATATAGATAGTTACATAAATTCCGTATGTTGTGAAGAAAAAATATCTCTTCCTATCGTCATCGAAGGACTCTTTTAATAATTGTGCTGTTCCAATCGTGCCTACATATTCGCAGTTTTCTGGGATATCGTTACGGCTTTCACACTTCGTCATACCGTTATCAAGGCAGATTTTTTCAAGCTCTGCTCTTTCTTCGTCATCTTTCTGCTTTCGCACGGCTGAATAAAGTCGATTATCAAAGTTATTAGTGCCGATTGATTTAAGCAATTCATTCCTTACATCAATATCCTTAATCTGATTCAGCCTGTCATAATCCTGCAATGTAGGATGTCGGATTTGGCTCTCTTTGAAAGCGTCTTCGTCAAGCTCACAGAGTTTTACTCTCCGTCTGATTTTGCTTTCGGAAAAGCCTGTTTTTTTGGCAACCTCTGCGACCGTATCACCGAGGTCGAGTAACAGCTGACAGCCCTTTGCTTCTTCATATACGGTTAAGTCTGACCGCTGCATATTTTCGGTCAACATTGTAGATAACTGTTCCTTTTCAGTCATCTCAACAACAGCGCACGGCAGTTCAGTTAATCCTGCCTGCTTTGCCGCTGCAAGCCTGCGGTGTCCGATGATAACAGTAAACTCCGTCCAATCGTCATTCATCGGCACAACCGTGAGGTTTTGGAGAATGCCGTTCGCCTTAATGCTGTCAGCAAGCTCATCAATATCCCCGAGAACCTTACGAGGGTTGTCGGGGTGCGGATGAAGTTTGTCAATTGCAATCGTAGTCAATGTCGGTTTTCTTTCCATTACTTTTCACGCTCCTTTTTTTCGGCAATAACATGCAAGCCTTTGAAACAATCATCACATAGATGTATTTTTATTTTTCTCTTGCATTCAAAAGGAATTGCAATCCCGATAAGGCCAAGGCAATCAGCATCAAACCCTAAATAGAATTCCCTCATGTTAACTGTGTACGGATCTGTGATAACTTTGTTACAACTATCACACTTATAGACTTTCATTTTCATTTACTTCCATTCTCCTTACAATCAAATAGCCGATACTCCAACACACTCAAAACCCTGTGTCAGATTTTCTGCTTTGAGCCTTTCATTTTCGGCTCTGAGTTCGTTGTTCTCTGCTTTGAGTCGGTCAATAATGTCAAGCTGTACATTTGTGATTTCGTCGGCAATTACATTGCGGTTGTTGAGGTGCTTAATATCAAGCTCCTTTTTAGCCGACTCTCTCTTGATTTCGCTTTTGCTCTTCCAGTTTTTGAAAATCATTTTCATTGTTCTCCTTTACAATTTTTTCGGCTCTCACACCGTAATGTTTCTTCATTGATTCAAGCTCGCCCTTTGCGTTACCGTCCTTAACTGGCAACTGCTGTCTTGCCTTTGTCGGATAGTCATCGCTTGTCAGCTGCTCCCACATCTCTCTGCGGTTGTCTTTAAGGCAAGTGTTGAGATATGAAATAACCGTCTGCTCAAACGGTACCTTGCTTCCAAACCGTTTTATAAGCTCATCAACAATCTTGCTCATATGCCGCCTTGCGTAATCTTTAGGCTTTTTGTATGCTCTGACCGAGTTCCACAGCTTTATATGTACATTTTCATGTGTCAGCTCATCAATTGCCTTTGCTTGTAATTCGCACAGTTTAACGAGGTCAACCTCATCTTTACCGTATTCCTTGCAGACTTCCGAAAGAGTTACACTTGCACTCCTCACGGAGTCAATCTGCTGTTCCTGTTGGACCAGCAAATGTTCTGTCTTGAGCTTCAGTTCACGATACTCCTGAAAGAATTTTAATTTATATGCGGCAGTGTACTTCTCTGATAACAAACCGACCTTGCACATACTGTATGCGTTGGCAAGCTCCAGCACCAACAAACGGTCAAACAATTTCAAAGACACGACTTCAAGATGATTAACCTCTCCGTCAATCCACCTTTTTGCCATGTCATTTAGTTCGTCAAGTGTTTTGTCATTCATTCATCACACACCACCCTTGCCTTGAAAAGGTTCTGAATAGGTATGCCAAATTTGTTGGCAAGCCTTGACAACTCTTCCACGGTAAAAGTACCCGGATCTTTAATTCTTTTTCTGTAGGTGCCCTCAGAGCAATGTGCCACAAGAGCCTGTCCTTCACGGTCAATACTCCTGATTTCTGCCTCATACTGTATGTTGGCAATCAACTGTCTTTTCATTTGGTCCTCGGGCTTAGCTAATTTTCTCGGCATTTTCTTCTCACCCTTTCGTTATTTAGTCCTGTAATCTGGTATCGACTTTTGCTTTAGTCACTTTCAAATACTTCTGCCCAAAAATCACTCAGGTGATATGCAGGCTTCAGATTTATCCTGTTCGGACAATTCTCCTCTGGTTCTGCAACACCTTCTTCAATTTCAAGCAAAACTTTTTCAGCACCATCTCGTTTGATTTCGTTGAGCTGATTGATTAGGTCATCAATCCTTACTGTGATTCGGTTCATTCTCTCACCTCGAGCACACAACGAAAATCCTTGTCTGCATCAAGGTCAACATGAGCTGGGATCTTGTGTTTTGGCACACCTTCAACAATAGACAAATGCACCGTTTCATGTCCGCTTGCCTTGATTTCTTCAAGTTTACTGATTAAGGTATCAATTTTTACTTTAATCATCTTCATTGCTATCACCCCGTTGTCAAACATTCCGAGTTTGTCGCCCAATGCAATAATAGCTTCAACAACCATTGCTAACTCGCTGCCTTTAATATCGCACATACGATATCTGACTTTGATAGTTTCTTCTTCGTTGTCGATTTCATCAAAACCAACAACTACACCTTTATTTAAGGTTTCTATTTCGCCGTTATCGTAATTAATAACAATACTCGTGATGTTACGATTATCCATTCTCTCACTCCCCCTTGTCAGTCTTTGCATTCAAATACACAGCCGTAGTCGCTGAGCATAATGCGAGCCGGAATGCCTTCTTCGGGTTCGGCTTCTTCAATTATGAGGTCGGCACATTCGTAGCCGTCCTTTTGCAACATTTGAAGCTCTTTGATGAGGTCTTTAATTCTTACTCTGATTTCATTCATAATGATTCTCCCTACTTTTATTTTCCTGTAATGTGGTATCGGTTCTGTCTTGACCGTTATGTTATAATCAGAACGAAAGAAGGTTTGATTATGAACACAAAATATAAAGCTACTGCACAGCTGTCATCAGACAGCTATAACAAATTTACTGCTCAGACATTGTCTGAGATTTATAATCTTTTAAAAGACTGCATTCCTTTTGATTTTTGCAAATGTACCTTTACATACTGTTCCGATAACACAACCGTTTCGGCGGATATAAATGACATTCCTAAAAATCTTAATGTACAAGCCTTTGAATTTTTCGTATTTGATTTTTCACAGAATGATGATTATATTACCGCCTCATTCACTCCCGATAACATTTCCGTCACCGTATGCCTGCCTATTGATTTCAAAAGCAGTAAAGCACTTGCTGAAAACATTCTCAAACGCTTACAGAAAGATTTCTTTAACTACTATGATTCCGTATCCGACAGTCGTACCGATGCAAATTCCCGCAATAAGAAGCCGTGGTATAAGAAACCGTCTTTCTGGAAAATCATCGGAACTATCGTTGAGATTGTTGCAATGATTATTGGAACGATCTTCACATACTTCATTAAAGGTTAGTACCGCCTCTATAGTTTTGGAAACTGCGAGAATAATCATAAGTATCAATATGATAATGTCGCCCATTCCTCTCACCCCCCTACTTTTGTTTTATGTAATGTGGTATCAGGTTTAAAATAATTTGACATTATACAAAAATATTTGTATAATTAAATTAGCCTATTTTTGGGCAAAAGGAAGGAGTTGGTTATTTTGACCAAACTTTTGACTTTGCCGGTTCCTGTTAAATGCGAATGCTAAGGCTATCACAGCGGAGCCAAACCGCTTAAGTGACGCAGTAAATCAAGAAATCGGTAGTCCTTTTGCTGATGTCAGATGTTGAGACGAAGTTCACTGGTTCCTCACCAGTTAAAAAAGCGAGAGAAACCTTTGTACTCACTTCTGACTGCAATTTACACAGGTAAAAAAATTGGGAACAAGTACCGATGAAAGGACCGTCGGTGCTTGTTTTTTTATGTCAAAAACAACTCTGCCCTTTTGCTCAGGTCTGCTATATCAAGACATTCACAAACTTTTCTTGCTTCTCTTAAAGTAAATTCGGACTTACCCGTTATTTTAGATGAAAGAGAGTTGGGTGATATGTCAAGTTCTTCTGCAAGTCTTACCTGTGTGTAGCCTGCATTTTTTATTAACTCTTTGAGTTTCTTAGAATTGATTTCCTCACCCCCTACCTTTATTTCCCTGTAATGTGGTATCGGTTCTTTACGCTGTTTGCTTAACTTGTATTTCATCTCAACTCGTGATATTATTTATAATCAGAGAGGAGGTGAGAATATGTCTGCGATTAAAGTTAAGGTTTCAGAATTATATGAACAAGTAAAGTTGATGAAAGATGACGGCATGATTTATGCAACTTTGTCAATTTTGAAACAAGACCCTAAATATGATGTACCAACTTCTTTATTTATAGAGGCTTGTAATGACACCGACCCTATTGATGTCTCATATGATTCTCTTTACAGTGTCGAATAACTGATAACATCAAATCGGTTGAGCTTTATGTTCAGCCGATTTTTATTTTGTAGTTTATCTTACTTTCGGATGTATGGTTTATACGGTTCATCAATTGTTTTATTTCCCATATCACATCTTCTTTTTGATTGTCACTACTGAAATTATTCAAGCGTATAACAACATCGTGTTTACCTTTTTTGTAGTTCCTACTTTTAATGTATTTAGCAAACATTTCTCTCACCCCCTTGCAGTTATTTTCCTGTAATGTGGTATCGGTTCTTATGCGGTTTTCTGTGAACAGAAAAGATATTCCATTCTCATGTTACGGAAGAAAGTATCTCTGATTTTAAATGCTTCAGGAATAGTAAAATCAGTTATCTCATCTAACTTATTGTCAACAGTTCTCAGAGAACAACCTAAGAGATTCATGATATCTTCCTTGCTAACTCCAGTTCTTGCCATTTCAGCTTTGAGATTTTTCATTACTTTCACCTCCTTAAATTGCCGATATAAGCAACTTCTGTCATTATAATATATCCGATACTGTCTCTTATACACATCTGACGCTGCCGACGATCTTACGCG